AGAGCAACGCCCTTCTAAGGCGTGGGTCTTGCGTTCGAATCGCAACGGAATCACAACGATAAGGCAAGTAGTCGATAAAAAGACTGCTTGCCTTTCGTCGTTTAGCTGGGTATCAACGATTTACTACCTTGCCAATTTCGACAGAATTTGTGCAAAAAGTAGGTAACATAGCAGAAACACAGCTTTCCGTAGTTCCACTTTTCCGGTGGGTAGAAATAATTTAGAAAACAAAAATGAGTACGGTAAGAGTCATCCAGAACAAGCAGAGATTGACCAAAGAGGGCAATGCTCCGCTATATATAACCTTTTATCTCGGTAAGGAAAAGTTAATGCTTCCTTGCAAAGTGTCTGTGCCTGCTGCTAAATTTGACGAGAAAAGCGGACTTCTCAAAGGAAACAGTAAGGAAGCAAAGGATATAAATCTTATTGTGAGTAACCTGAAAGCACGTGTCAACGATATATTGGTGAAGTTCCGGCTGAGGAACCAGGCTTTGACAAAAGATATTTTCATGCGGGAGTATAACAATCCAAGTGATTATAAGACTTTCCATGATTTCGTGAAGGAGCATATGAAAACCTACAGCCGGCGAATAGAGATGGGAACGTTCAAGCATCATCTGAGCTGTATGAAAAAGTTCAAGGCATATAATGAACTGTTACAGTTCCGGGACCTTACTCCGGATTATCTGACTGACTACTTGATTTACATGAAAAAGGAGCTTGGAAATACGGAGATAACCGCACAACGTAATATGTCCACCATCAAGATATATGTCACTGCAGCCTACAGAAAGGGCTATATAGAAGAAAATCCTTTCCAGGAATTCCATATCAAAAGAATAAAAAGCGATGTGGACTATCTGACAGAGGAGGAGCTGATGCAGTTTGTGCAATTATACTATCAAAGAACATTGCCGGAAAAGCTTCAGCTGACGTTGGCCTTCTTCCTTTTCATGTGTTTCACGAGCATGCACATTACGGATGCACGTATGTTCTGTATCGAGCAGGTAAACAATGATGTGCTGACTTACTACCGTGTGAAGAACCGGAACTGTAAACCGGAACCGATAAAGATTCCGATGCCGGTACCTGCGGAAAAACTTCTGGAAGAATGGGCAGAGGGTAGGGAAGAAGGACGTCTGTTCAGGAACGTTCAATGTGACCAGGTCGTTAACCGACAGTTGAAGGCCATTGCCAGGGAACTGGGGATTAACAAAAAAATATCGGCCAAGACAGGAAGACATACGTTTGCAACTATTTATCTCCGGAAAACAAAAGACTTATCCAGCCTGCAAAAATTGCTTGGACATAGCAATATCCGGGAAACGATGATTTATGCGCACGTCATGGATGAGAGCAAGCGGGAAGGCATGCAATGTTTCAATAGCTTCACCCTATAATAGGGGCCAAAAGCCGTACAATCGTGCGGATGATTCATAATGTTTTATTTATCAAATAAATGCGGCTGCACCGATTTGTACAAGTTCGTACAAAATGAGGTGCAGCCGCACGAATTTATGCTCTCTCGTACATCACCCAGTAGGGTTGTCCAGCCAAATATTCTACATGGTACCCGGCATCAGCCAGTTGTTTGGCCAGCGCCATCGGAGCGACATCGACAATGTTCGACAGCTCGTATACCAGTTCAGCGGTGGTCTTGTAACATTTCTGTGAAGTGGTACCGATGGGTGAATAGTTCTGGCCGATGAAGTTTGCTATGGCTTTCTGCCGCTCGGCTTGTTGCTTCTCCAATTCGTCTCGTTTGTCCGGTTCTTCGTCGTTTTGATAAGAACGGAATCCTATCTTCTTGCTCATTGTGCGCCTCCTTTCTCTTCTTCCGGAGTCAAGCTTCTTATCATGGATGACACTATGCGTAAATCACTTATTACGGATATAATGTCATCAGCACTAACTTCATTACCGACCTTTAAGTCCAGGATTAATCCGGTGGCTTTGTCTATGGAATTGCAAAAAGCATAAGCACCGCCACTCTGCAAAATCGAGATGGTTTCGCTGATGGAGGAAGTCAATACGATGTTGTTGATTTCGGTATTCATTCTTTGCCTCCTTTCTGTTCCAGCATATTCGCCTTCTCACTGAACTGATAAACGGAACGTACTTTGCAAATATCGAGAAAGAATACCGTGTCGGGGCATCCACCACTTATGACATGAGCCTCGATACGTATGGTACGGTCATTGTCAATCGGGCTGGCAGTATATTGCATACGTTTCATCTTCGGATGTTCGGCATTGATGCGGTTGACCACATCGCCTATTTCATGCTTGAGTGCATCCAGGGAAAGTTCATCCTTGATAAGAACATCTTTATACTTCTCTACATAATCAATAACCTTTTTCCATGCCCGGTTCTTGGGGGAATAGGTCTGCAGATGGTAAACAAAGAACATCATGCTTTGCCTCCTTTCTCATTAAAGGTGATGTTGACTGTCCCACCATTGACATAGATGGAAATGGATTTGTCGCTACGTGCTGCACGGATACGTTTACGTCCGGCGCACAGTTCAATACCCAACTGGGCAAACAGTTCTTGAACCTTCTCTGCGGATACATAGCGTCCGCGAGCGCTTTGAGATTGTTTTGTCATAATGAAGAGCATTTAAAAAACAATATGTTATTAAAGACGGGAAAGGGAACTTTCTCCAAAAAACTGGAAAACTTATAAACAAAGAAAGTTCCGCTTTCCCGTTGCTCTTCACCTTGACAAGGCAGTGGGTGCATTAACACTCCACACGGGGGTCGGAACTATAGAATACCATTGGGCATAAAAAATGCCAACGGCAAAAGTTGGCGAACAGTCTCGCCTTGTCAAAATGAAGAGCACTGCAAAGATGCAGGTTTATTTTGAAACATCAAAAGAAAAGCGGAAAATTTTTTGTTTCTCCGCTTTTCTTTTGCTAATCCAATGGAATGAGTTCATTAGTCTCGTAATCCATAATTTGTTTGTCTATAATTGCGGCATAAGCGTGTTTTTGTTTCCATCCCTCTTGAGTGTAAAATTGCACCTGCTGCTGGTTGTAAAAGAATTTTTTATATGCCTTTTTTATTTGCTCTTTAGTCATTTCTGAAGAAGTTAGAATTTTAGTTCCATTGCTATATGCTTCTAACACTTCTATACTAATATTATCTATTTCTCCAATTTTCTCTTGAAAAGTTACATTGGTTTTAAAATCGTTTTTTTTTCGTTTAATAGCCATGCCAGTAACCGTAGTATAATAAAAAGAGTTGATGTAAGAATTAGATATTTTCATATTAATAAGGCCATCCGCTCCTATTGCTTTCACTTTTTTCCCAATATCTGAAAATGCTTTTTCTGTATCTACAGAATACGACCAAGCATTTCGAATGGCTCCTCTTGTTACAGAAACCACACTTCCTATTGGCGTATAATCAAAATCCACATTATTAGACTCAGTTACATAAATTCCATTCTTTAAGAACCTGGAATAATCTATGACTTCTGTTACAGTCATTTGATCCAATGATACACAAGAGGTAATCAACAGCGACAACGTAACATTAAATAGAAATAAAACTCGTTTCATATTCAATTATTTGTAGTATTTTTGCAAAAAAACAATGCTGTTATGTATTTTGTAGATGAAGATATTTCCGTTATAATTAAAGAGATTGTGTCTTTAAGAAAAGATGTAACCCGGATTAAAAAACAGCTCGTAGCCATTCCCATAGCTTTATTAATTGGTCTTTTGTTAGGGCTCCTATTATAAAACAGAGCACTCCCCAAACAATATTGAACATATTAAAATAGTTAGAGACTATAGTTGTTTCCTTTACTTTTGTCTCTAATTGTTGCTCTTTTACTTTTTGTTTCAACCATTTTTCTACCCCAATTTTTGCAGCCTGATGTCCTTCAGGGGTCAACCGGATGTAGGCTTCTCCCCATAACTCTGTCAGTTTATAGTTATCTGTCAAAGAATCTTTGACAGAAGCCACGATTATATTACGCCCATATACTCCATATAAATGTTTTGTTAGGGTGCTTGTACCAACTTGTCCTTCATGCTTTAATATAAACCGCAAGGCTTCATTTGCTATTTCTATTTGTCTTTCAGTCATCGTATTAAAATGGCGAATCCCTTATCAAAACGCGCCCAAAGGTATAGCCACACCTTAACCCGGTTTTACGGATTACGTTTTGAAAAGGGATTCATATTGATAAATGTATAGCTATGTTGGTATTGGGCACTGCAAAGATGCCTATTATATTTCACATATCCAACAACGGCTAACAAAAAAGGCTTCCAGCCCGTGGAAGCCCTCTATCACATTTAAAACCTTACGGCCTTGCAATAGACCGGGAAGTATCTTTCATTATGTCGCCAAGCTCGGATAGAGCTAAAGACAGGGTATTCAGTTCATCAGCGGTAAAGTTGGCAGGTTTGCCGTTTACCGCACTTCCGTTAATCCGTTGATATAGCCATTGGCGTGTTCTGCCAAAATAGTGCTGGGCAATATACGACATGGAAGCGAAAGGCAATACTTTTTCTAAGGTCTGCCTGATTTCTACTGTTTTCACAATGGCTTGGGCTTCATCAATTGATTGCCTGGCACCATCTTGGAACGCCTGCACAAACGCTTTTTTATCTTCCGGTGAAAGCGTCTGCAGAAAAGCCCTGAAACGTTTTTTATGGTCGGCCAATTCCTCCGGAGTATTGCATTTTACATATTCCGACTTCCATTTTCCCAATTCTTTCTGTACGTCCATAAGCCTAAAAATTATATGTTAGAGAAAAAGTAGCCCCCTCAAGGAGGGCTACCGTTTTCATTCAGCTTGTCTTGTGCATCATTCAAGTCATCGAGACAATCATTGATGCCTTCCTCAAGCTCCTCATCAGAAATCCAATCAGTATTCTGAATGTCATCCCAATAGAGGGAAAAGAAGCTGAGGTCTTTTTTCGCAGCTTCAATCCGAGCCTTTAGCTCTTCGTCTTCAGTCATAAAAAGATCGCGATACATTATGACACTGCAAATATAATAACCTTTTGGTAATTGTGCAAAGGAAAAAGGAGTTATTTTGAGAGTAGATGTATTTTTAACATTATTATTCTATCCGATAAAAAGTCCCCTTCAGTACCTTGCTTAATCCATCGACATCTATTTCTGTCTCAATCTTCTCGCACAAATACTGCTTGTTGCCTATAAGAAACACCTTATTCACATCTGGCAGCTTATTGGCCTGGAACTGGATTGTGTAAGGGATATTGGAGTGAAACAGACTGAGTGTCGACAACCGATGTCCGACACTGTCCGGACAAACATCGTTCAAGCTTAGGGAATACGGAAGGAAGTCCGTGAGCTGTGCTCCGGTCTTCTGCTGGTAGTCCGTAAAAGGATAGGCATAATCATAGGCATGTGTCTGACCGCTGTAAGTTACGTTCTGCCGGTTGAACTTACCGGTATTGACAGCCACTTCCATGTGCCCGTTTTTTTCCTGCTTCTCCTTCAGCTCCACGTCACCGTTTATGGCTTCCTGGACATTGAAGCGCTCCTGCTTGGCAACAGTAGCCTGGTAGCCCACCGCGGGTATGTTCAATACCATGGAGGTGTACGGACGGGACAAATCGTAATCAGCTACAGAGCCATACACGCCGACATTGAATTGAATAATTTTAGCCGGGACGATTCCGAGTGAGGTTTCCACATCGGAAGATTCCGGGTCACGGATTAAATCCGCATACAAATTGACTTCACGCAGCGCATTCTTATCATTTTCATTGTAGTTGATATAATACCGTTTGCCAACAATAAAGATTGTACTTTTCTTGTCACTGTCACCCATTCCGTTGTATGCGGCCAGCATTGCATCGTAAGAATCATATTCTTGTTTGTATGCAGCCTCCATGATGTCCCTTTCAATTCGCAGATAGCCGTCATCCGTATGGGAAGGCAGATTGTAGCCCACATTGCCAGTGCTCAAGTCTTTCTCATTCTTTTCATCTTCAATATCCACAGTGAACTCCCGTAGCAGGGAGGATGCAGGAATTATCTCCTTTCCGGATTCTGTAAAATAATCGTTAAGCCCTACGAGGCTCACCACTTTGGTGCGTTCGTTGACCACTGTAACCGCACAAAGGAATTTCTCCAGTTCATCAAAGAATTCGGAAACAGTCCAGTGCGGCAATGCGGCGGCCACTCGGTTGCTGCTTACCGCGCTGCATACATAAACGTTCCGCAAGAAATTGTTATCAAAGAAGGAGGTATCGAACGTATAGCCAAAATGCTCCACTATTCTCTTGATGACTGTCAAAAGGTATGGCTGTACACATCGACGGCCATAATAGGGGCAAAGGGTAAAATTGTTCGTGCCGAACTCATAGATTGCATCGTTCTGAAGATTCTCCCATTTGGCTTCCTGATAGAGCACCGGCAACCATACAGCTTCAATGTCGTCCACCGAACCGTAGTAGTTCACCATATTGGCAGGTGGCTGGAAACGGTTCTGATTGTTGTTCGGCCAACTGATTGTACCTAAATCAAGTTCGTCAATATACAGATCATCATTCGTCAGCAGATTAAATTCCGCATTACCCGATACGAGCTGTACCTTAACCAGTGCATCTTCTACTGAGAGTAAAACCGCACTGCCGTAAAGCAGGCATCTGGCGTCAACGACGAGTGTGGCCGGAAGGATAGTCTTTTTTTTCGTCACATCCAGTCTGTTCACGTGCTTGAATATGGCATGATTGGCAGGCATGGGGAGTTCTATGTCCAAGGAGTAATTGGAACTGCGGGTGAAATACGGATTCTCGGAGGTGAACGTAATGTTGAACCCTTCAGGAAGGGCGGCCAATTGCCCGTCAATGTATAATTCTGTCATTGCTTGTTGCGTGATTTATTGTTGTTCAACTTCTGATACTCTTTCTGAGCCTGGTTGATACCCCGTTTGCCGGTAACATAAGTTTCCGCCACCAGCGGATCATCCAACCTGTTTTTAAGCTTCCGCAATACGCGGGTACATTCTATCAGCATCGCCACCATAGCCGGGTCATTGGTCGTCGTTGTGGCGCTGGCAGCGAGTGCCTTGGCAGGTACGGTACGTGTATTCTTTCCGGAACCTGCCACAGCCGCTATGTCTTCAGCTGTAAGATTACCGACATTACCGCTACGCTGTGCCACGTCAATGGCGTCGAATATCGGTCGCAGATTCGGATTGGCGACAGCGAAACGGTTGGCAACGAACTCGTTGGAATGCACGATACCTTGCGGCTGATTCCAGTCACCGGACGGAGTAAAGCCGCCGGTGTAGAAATTGGAGATAAGCCCTTTGGCTGTCTCAAATGCGGCAGTTATCAGAGCAATCTCTCCGGCAGCTTTAGCTACACCTACGAAGCCGAGTGAACCTATATTCTTGATGGTGCGTTCGGTAACGGCCATAATCATCATACGTTCCAACGCATCAAGCGACATAGTAAGAATATTCTTCAGGAAGTCCTTGAGAGACACCTCGGAGTCCGTGAAGAATTGTGCCATGGTCTCTCCGAAGCCTTTCGCCAGGTCAGACAGTATGTCAAACTTCTCACGTTCAATCCGTTTTTCTTCTTCAGCATCTTTTTGGGCATCCTTCAGATTACGTTTACGCATCTGTTCACGTACCTGGTTTTTCTTCTCCTCACTGATTGCCGCGTCATTGAGAACCTTATGGTAATATACATCTTGCAGTCTGCGCAGCTCATTGAAATACTCCTCCTCGGAAGTCCTGTTTTCATAATGATACATGGCGGCAGCTTCCACCTGCATTTGGTACTCTTTGTCCAAACGGGAAAACGTCTCTTCTGCCTGCTCCTTACGGCGTTTCTCTTCATCCTTGGCAGACTGTTCATCAAGCCTGCGCAATTCATCACGCGCCTTTATTTCCGCATCAAGTATTTGGTCATTGATACGTTGAATCTCTGAAGGCTCAAGCCCCTTGACCTTCAGCTTATCGTTGAGCAGTTGCATCTCCGCATCCCGCATTTGCTTGTTGTATTCCTCTTGGGTTATCTTATCGTCAGCGAGGTATTTCCGTTTGATGTCAGCGATGCGCCGGTAGTAGTCGGCTTCAGCTTGGACGAACTTGTCTTTGGCAGCATTGTTTTTATCGCAGGTGCAAGGTTTGTTCCCACATATCGGACATTTGCCGTTACCACCGCCATTGCCACCGGAATTTCCATCCGTTCCACTGTTTGTTTTGGTGGAGACTTCCAGCTCCTTGCTAATTTGTTCGTAAATGCTCATATAGCTTTCGATAGCCTTCTTAGTGTGTTCAATGTCGAATTTTAGCTGTTCTACCGCTACATCGTAAGCGGTGAATCCTGTTTGGGCATACGTAGCACTTTCACGCGCTTTCTTTTGACCGGCCAATGCCTTGTCCAGTTCTACCTGGTATTCGATTAGTTTCTTGCTCTCGGATTCAATATAGGATGATGCACCTTTCAACATCGCCTCTTTTTGTAGCTGTTCTACATATCGGGCCTTGGCATCAGCCGCCTTTTGCGTGTTGATTGTCTCCAAAGTGATGTCACCCAAGTAATCGGGAGCAATCTTGTTGATTTTTTCCATGGCTTCTCTACGTTTATCCATAGCAACACGGTTGTTTTGCGCTACCATCCACAAGGTATCCAACTCTTTGCGCTGGTCAGCGGTGGATTTGGCAGCCTCTTTTTGGAGACGATTTGTGGCTTTTTGAACATCAACGTACTCGTGGGCACGTTTGTATAAGTATAAAAAAGCTGCGCCACCTGCAAGAAGAACCGTAGATAGAGCACCTGCCGGACTCAGCTTCATAACCGTCCAAGCAGCCCGCATGGATTTTGCAGCAAGGTCCACACGGCCTTGCAGCACTTGCATGGCTCCTGCAAAGAGGTAGGTGGATACGCGGACAGTTTTTAGTAGTATATTATGTCCAGCTAAAAGCGTGCTCAACCTGCGAAGTTGGGTAAAAGAAGTAACGGTATAACCTGAAACTGTATTGACAGCAATACCGTAGGCAAGCTGTAATGCGGTAGCCGTCTTGGTGATGGCGTTCCAAGCCTTTGAAGCGATAGTGGCAGCTTTCGTCCGTAATGTGTAAACAGCGATACAAGATGCCACATATAGGACGGTACCACCCCATTTGTTGCACCAGTCAATCAATCCCGGCAAATATTTGAGCACATTGGTCAGCATATTCGTACTCACCGTCAGAGCCGGATTCAACTTCTCGCCAAGGTCAATGGCTGCCAGCTTCATCTTATTACGTGCCTGCTCCAGTTTGGCCTGTGCAGTATCACTGTTTATGGCCGCCTGCTCATACGCCACATTGGTACCGGTGACGGCAGCGGTGAAGTCTTTCACCATCTCCGTGTTCTGAAGGATTACGGATGCGGTATTGTAGCCTTCCTCCCCGAACATTTTCTTGATGGCGCCTGCATCCATGTTCTTGTTCTTCAGATTCTCCAGTGCCTTATCCAACCCGACGATTTTAGGGTTGGTCTCGTCCGCTCCGGTCTGAAGAACCAGAAAGAATTTCTTCAATCCCGTTCCGGCCACTTCATCCTTTATACCCCGATAGGCAAGCGTTTCAATCAATGCGACCGTCTGTTCAATGGGAACATTGGCCGAAGCCGCTGCGGTACCTGCATTCCGGATAGCCTTTGCCTGGCTTGCGATATTGGCGGAACCTGCCTGGGAGCCGGCAGCCAATACGTTGGTAAACCGTCCTGCCTGGTCTGCTGCCGCCCCATATTGGTTGAGTGATAAGGTAAGTGAATCAACCGCTTCGTTCAGGGTGATGTCCTTGGCTGCCGCTTGCAACCGCATGGCTTCCTCCGTAACAGCCTTGAGCGCCTCCTTGTCTCCCAGCAGTTCCGGCTTGGCCGAACCGACCAGCATGAACGCATCCAGGATTTCGGCTGCCGACTGGCGGACACGCAAGCCCTCTTTTGTCATGGTGGTGGAAAGCGTCTTGGCCTGCCCGGTCAACCAGGCAATGCTGTCATCATCAAGTCCGGTCAAGGCTTTCAGCCCGGCCTGGGACTCCTCCAACTTGTTGCGTTCGTCTCTGATGGCACGCAAGGCAAGGGTAAAACCGGTCAGGAAACCTATTACGGACAGTATTACTCCACCGAAACGGTTGAACCAGTCCACCATGCTGCCAATACTGACAGTCGCTTTCTTGGTTTCGGTGGTGATGCCTTTTATCTCCTGGCGATGCTGTTTTAAAATCCCCTGAAGATGTTGTATCTTCGCCATGGTGCGGTTGTATTCTTCAGAGCCGCGTGTCATTTCCTTAATGTCACGCTGTAGGCGTTTCATCTCCAAATCAATGGAATTGATGTCATTCTTGATTTCTTTGCCGTCGATGTACAAGTAGATACCTCTTTTGACAGTCTTGTCACTTTTTGCCATAACGTTTTTCGATTGTTATTTTATCAAACTTCTGAAGCACATTCTTGAGTGCCTGGTCACCGTAATACTCTCCGGATAAATCAGCCAGTGATTCAATGTTATCCACAATGGGAGGGTCTAACCAGGGTAGGGGACTTCGCCGGATAACGGCATAGTGTTCATCAACGGTACGCATGCGCCGGATACGATATTCAGAAACACGTAGAGAACGCAGTTCCTGACGTTTCTTCTTATCGCTCCATGCCGAATGTCCCTTCATTATAATTCCGTTCTTGACGATATATCCACGCCCGGCGCCATACTCCCGGTACGCACCATACCGGGCAAAGCGGAAACCCAGACCGACATAAGCCGGTCCACCTTCACGGTCTTTCAGCCAACGGGATTGCAGTTCCCTACGCAATCTGCCGGTTGCGTGTGTCCGTTGTAGAATATTTACGGAGGTATTCTTGACTTTCCACGTCCAGTTCTCAACTCCTCGATTGAATTTCTCGGAGGTCATTAAACTCTTTTCTTCAGTTATTGCCATAAAAAAGCCTTTAGTTCCGGACACAAAACTAAAGGCTGAAAAGAGTGGAAAAAAGGACAAGAATTCAACGGACAGAGAACTTGAAATCATTGACCCGGTTCAGCCATCCTTTCCGGAATACAAGCTGCGACGGGTCCCTTTTACAGATTTCTTCAATAAACCGGATTCTGTCTGTCTTGATAGCTTCGAACAGCTGCCGTTGGTTGGCCAGATTGATACTTGCAACCGTCTGAGGACCTACGATGCCGTCTACATTGATTTGCAGTAGTTGTTGTACCCTTGTGATACCGGGACGTCCGGAGGCCCACACCCAATCCACACAGATGTTCGCAATAGACTGGTTGTGTATGAAGTCCGCTTGGTAACGGTCCCAATAATACTTCTTGAAAACATGAAAAACGTCATCCGGAGTAATCATGCGTAAATCATCCGCATCAATGTCTCCGTCACCATCCTTGTCATAACCACATGATTTCCACGTAGACAAGGTTATCCCCATATTGGTTTTGCCACCTTTGTCATTTTTGTGGTCACTCCATCCACCTTCCCATTTGCGGATGACCTTGAATAAGATTTCTGCTTTTGCCATAACTATGAATTAAAAAACAGAGGCAAAAGTAATGTATGACTTAATTTTTATGTAGGACATGCATTCTCCGCAAATGGTCATCCAATGTTTTAGGGTTGCATTTAAGCTTACGACATATGGCTGCCTTTGAATAACCATATTCGAGCATAGTTTTAATCAATCCTTCTTTGCCCGTCAGCTTGTAATGCGAATTCTTTCCACCAGATGGCCGGCCTAATTTCAGGCCTTCAGCCACACGCCTGGCAAGACCTTCTTTGGTCCGTTGCGAAATCAAATCACGCTCAATCTGAGCTGACAGACCAAAAGCGAAGGCAAGTATCTGAGACTGTATATTGTTACCCAACTCATACTTCTCCTTTACAGTCAGAACAGTGATTTTTTTTTGCATGAGAGTGTTTAGAATGCCCATCACTTCCATCAGACGACGCCCAAGACGACTAATTTCAGAGCAAATAAGGGTATCACCCTTTTTAAGTTTTTTCAGCAAAGCGCCAAGCTTCCGTTCTTTTGCAGACTTGGTACCGGATATGGTTTCCGACACCCATTTGTCTATTTGCAGTTCTCTTATCTTACAAAACTTCTCTATCTCAAATTTCTGATTCTCAACTGTTTGTTTATCTGTACTGACTCTAATATACGCGTAAATCATTTTTCACGCAAAGATATAAAACTCAATTACAAGGTAGAAAATAGCACATCCTTATAAGATGCCTATCCAAAGTTATCGGATTACATTGCAGCCTTCTACAAATGGCGGCTTTGGAATATCCGTATTCAAACATCTTTTTTATTAGCCGTTCCTTTCCAGTCAATTTATAATGGGAATTCTGAACACCTGGTTTTCGTCCAAGCTTCATCCCCATGGCTACCCGCCTGGCAAGTCCGGCTTTGGTTCTCCTTGATATATCTTCCCGCTCTCTTTGAGCAAATAAGACCTTTAAAAACGTATCTTGCACAGAATCTGAATCATCTTTAATAAGCTTGTCATCACGGATTTCCACAATATTGGCTTTGGCTATCAGACAATGAGATATGATAGCTATAACCATATACGCACAACGTCCAAGTCTTGAAAGTTCCGTAACATATATGGTATCGCCTTGGTCTATCGTATTCAGTATCTTACCTAATTTCCGCACATTGGGATGCCTGGCACCAGACACACTCTCTTCAATCCACTTATCTATAATGAGCCCCTTGCGCTTGCAATATTGCATAATCTCGTACCGTTGGTTTTCAACGGTCTGTTTTTCACTGCTCACTCTGATGTAACCGTAATTCATAGGATTCTGTTTTTCTCCTTTAAAAGTAAGAATTTATATGCAATTAATAAAGTATCGAACATAAAGTTTTCATAATCCGGAGGATTCGCCCCTTAAATGTGAGATTATGGCAGAACAAGATATTAGAGAAGACCAGATGACTGTGTCCAGCAGTGTGGATTATGTAAGAGGATTGAAAGGGAGAGATAGCGTACTAATAAGACCTGGCAACCTTCCTCATCCGAATACGGGAGGACAAGTTGTTAATGGAATCTTGATTAAAGGTAAATGGTATAGGATTGCAATTGGTAGAGATGGAACTTATCCTTGCTCTGGAATATTTAATATTGGGAATAGGTATAACAACGCTTATCCTACGGCTGTATTATTTTATGTCTTTGCATCGGGTTATTACGATAAATCTTTTATCTCAAAATTAGCATCTTCTGATGTAGTATATATTAATAAGGCTCGTGTGTTATACGGTAAAAGTCCATTAATTTCCTATTTGGATATTTATGTCATTGGGAATATTCAAAATGAATTCTATATTTCGGCATCATGCTTGATGAATTTTAATTTGCAGACTCCAGAAGAAGTTGACGAAGCTATTCCTGAAGGCTACTCAGTAAAGGAAGTCGCTTTCTAATACGGAGCAAATCAAGTCTTCTGTTTTTTTGCCAATCTTCTGCCAGCAGGTAATATAAAAAGCTTACAGGCAGAAGATAGGGAAAGAAATAGAAGGGTACAATAAAGCTGTCAGATTAGGTAAGAGTTACTGACTTCCATCCAGACCATGCAGGCCCTGAATTGGTTCTTAACTTCACCGCTATGTTGCCGGGACGTACTTCTAAGGCAATTTGAGCCAAATAGAATTTGGTTTTAAATACCAATAGGAAGCCAAAGGATATACCATCTGGAGCATTCGTTACATTTGGACCGGAATATATCTGGTAAATTCCATTCTCTATGAAATTGTCATAATTTTCGGAAACGTCTCCTCTATATTGAAACATTTCACTCAACAAATTGCTGGGAGCAATCAGCACGCTGTCCTTACCCTTTAGCCCTCTTAGATAGCCCACACTGCTGGACACAGTCATTTGGTCTTCTCTAATATCCTGCTTCTCTGCCATAATCTTACATTTAATGGGCAAGAGATAGGGCAAAGAAGCGAGAGACCAAATGTAGTCCTTAAATTAAGTAATATATGCATACCTATTTCATGCGATAATACCTCCAAATGTTACATCAATGAATGAATTATATTGTTTGAATTCTATTTTATTATCGGTCTCATTTACGTAAATGCAATGTTGTCCAGCTACTATATTGTCGGTTCCTATCATTAGGGTTCCATAACCTTTATTTGCTATAACGGTAATTTCCTTTTTGTATACAGATACTAAATCACAAAAGCCAAAGTTTCCAGAACCTATCAGAAAATATAATCCGTTTTTCAAGTCAAGAGATAGCTTTTGATTTACATCTACCGACTTAGATATAATTTCAATTTTATCTAATCCAGATGCAGCAAGAAGTTTGGATATTAAATCGTTCTTCTTTATTTTTCCTTGACTACTATCACTTTTCTCACCATACACATACGCCACATCAGTCACCACTTGGAACTGGTTCATTGCTATATCATCACCTGCCATACTTAACACATTTAAGGGGCAAAGGATTCGGCAACATAAAGGTTATGTAATTTCCAAAGTTTTATTAAGTAAAAGATATAGAGCGCCAATTAATCCAAATATCGCTTTCTTTATTGTATACTCTAAATTTCAAAGAGTCTCCAGTATATGAGACTTTAATTTGGAAATAATATCCCATTGCTTCAATAGATAGGAATAGGCCATTAATTCCTGAGCCGTCTTCGGTAGATATAGCATATCCGCAACTTGTTCCAACATTTTTCAAATCATTGCTTGATAAATATCCTACATTCCTCATCGTTTTCAATAATAACGTGGATAATAGTATAAGTCCGCTATTTCCTTCTGAATCCAAACACCGAATTTTCTGAGGATTCGTCATTTCCGTCATTTGGTCTTCCCTAATATCTTGCTCTGCCATAATATTCTCATATTTAAGGGGCAAGAGATTGGAAAGAAAAATGAACAGCCTAATAAAGACTTATGAAATGGGAATTTTCTTTTCCTTGGCATGAGAACCAACAACATATTCTGCGGCTACCGCTTTCATAGAAATAATCTGGTTGGCGTTTCCAGCAACATTAGATATGGCATACAGCATGAGATAGCCACCGGAATGGTTATCCCTCATGCTGTTTATATAAAAACTGAAAGTATTGTCATCATCAACGTAACATATAACATAGTTACATATTGATAAAAAGTAATTTTCTTTGGAAAGATCACCATTAGAAAAATTGTTATCCCAAAACTTAATGTTAACAGAGAAATTTTCATTACCCATATGATTTTGGTTAAAACCTATAGAACATTGTAACCGTATGGCACAATATTGCGCCACACTTATTTTAGTTTTAACGATGAAGCCTTTTACTTTGTCAATAAAAGGAGTAGGATACAATTTTGGAAATATGCCTCCTATTAATGTATTCATAATATTTACCAAATCACTCTTCTTAATCTTAACCTGTGAACCATTAGATGACTCTGCATAGATGTACGCTACATCCGTCACTGTCGGGAACTGATTCATTGCCATGTCTTGCTTCTCTGCCATACCTTGCATATTTAAGGGGCATAATTTCCGGATGGAAATATTACCCGATTTAACATTTTGTTTTTAATCTCGTTTTGTAAATTATAAATCAAATTTTTCCGTAATATCTGAAGAACTCAAAAGGAGTTCTCACATCAAGATAATCGTCTACCTCTTCGTTAGCTTCCGCTTCCATTTCAAACGCTGAATTTCCGTAAGCCTTATCACCCACATTCACCCAGCATCGGTTACGGCATAAGTGATAAACGTATGAAATCGCATACTCCAACCCATACTGAAGGTAGAACCACAACGGGCAAAGTAGATATACCCATAAGTTGAATCCGGTAAACAGCATGATTACCGTCAGCGGCACAGCCGATGCAATCATACATTCTTCCCATTGGCGCACATGAATCGCCTCATGGTTAAGTGTACTCCGCTTCATCTCCTCCTTGCTTTTCTTGGTGAAGACGAAGCATCCCAATGTGATGGTGTTGTAGCCCTGCCACAGCAGCCATTTTGCTAACTTGCTTTCATAAAAAACTTTCATAACACTGATATTTTAAGTTCTCGATTCCGCTTTTCCTGATATTAGAACCCATTTCACCCCATCCTTTACGCCATCAGAGTATGTCGCTACGGCCTTGAATTGAGCAAGGGAAAGCGACGGGACAACTATTTTAGAATAGTATTCTCCGTCTATGATAAAGCTGCCTCCACCTGCGACTTTTATGCTTGCAGGTGCTGTAAGACGGGTATAGATTCCTCCATTATACAGCATGCACTCTCCACCTTCATAGTCTGCCGCATTCGGCAGGTATATTGTTTCCTCTTGCGTTGGAAGTGAGTATATCCGGGATATTTCAAAGTTCAACCCGGTATTGAAATCCAGGTAGTATTCATACGAATCGGATTTCGACTCCAGAAGTTTCAGCTTTCGGAAAATTGAGGCGTCCTGGAACACATTACCATTGGCATCCCATCGGATATTGCCTCCGGCCAGGAACCCAATGCCACCATTCTCCCCGTCAATCTGGCACATGGCTTTACCGGTTTTATCCCTTGCCAATACGTTCTGCACCACCAAATCATCCACAAGGATTTCATCGGCACGTATCTTTCTTATTAAAGCCATATCCATAGCTACAAACATAAACTGCTGTGCCGCCTCCCAATTAGCATCACCGTCTATCGAGGTAGGTGCGACAGTGACCGACGTACCGTAAGCCCGTACCCGAAACGGAATGGTTCGATTGTTGAATGTGGCCAGTACGATGTCATGGTAATCTTCATTCCAGACATATGTGTTGCCTTTGGCGAAAAAACCTCTCGGACGCGGCTCGCTGGCGTCTCGTCCGCTTGCTCCGTCATAGCTGACACCCACTGATATCTCCGCAATGAAACTGTCATTCCATGCCGAAGCGTCAGCCTGGCTCTGGTAACAGCGGACTGAAAACGTTGAATACCCTGCAGAAGCGTTGACCGTAATCTCGGAAGCCCTCGAAGGCCCTGCGATGGCGCTCCATATCCCGTTGCTGTACCCCCGTGCGGTCAGATATCCGTCCGGATAAGTCAATGTGGCGCTACCAAGCGTCCGCTTGGCATAGACCCGAAAAGCTGAAGGCACCAAAGACCCGGCACTGCTCACCCGTATATTGCTGCATGTACTGATGAGATAGACCATGCCGCCGTCTGATGTCAGTTGTTCCCATTCGTCGGTGTTCACTTCTTCGGTAATAATATAACCGTAGGACTTGCCGCCGTTCTGGGTCTGAGTGATTCGCCTCCCGTCATGAGTTGTCTGAGTCCATAGAGGTGGATTCGAAGTGTCAACCTTTGAGAGCCAGGAGCGACTCCCCATCGTACAGATGGTGAGCTTTTTGTATGGAGTATTAGCCGTGCGCCACTCACCGCCAGCCTTGACGGATTCGCCGTCACCGCCAGGTTTTCCTGGATTACCGTCGTTGCCGTCCACAACCATGGGTATAGTTTCCCGGTCCACGACCTGCCCAGCCACGTAGAACACGAACTGCAGCTGCGTCGTGAAGTTCTTCGGGGAAATGGCCGTGCCGTTCTGTATCTCGACCTCCGAACCACCGTCCTTACTGTATTTCAGCACACCGTCAGTCGTGATGGAAGTGGTACCGCCTACAGACTTGGTGCGTGTGCATGACACGCTTGCCACACTGTAGGTACCATCCTTCCGCTTGCTTACTGAAGATACGGAAGGCACCAGCCTATAGAGTATCGCATCACTGCCCGGATTACCGGCACGTACACCGGCAATGGTGAACACCAGCTCACGGCTTATATCCGTATCCTGTACCGTAGCCGTAACGGTTATCCTGACCTCTGAGCGTGCAGGCATCGAAATGCCGGAAGCCACGGTAAACGCTATCACACCCGTATTGACATTGTAGCTTTCCGTGACACCGGCAGGCGTCACGCATGAGATGGACTTGAGCTGTAGTTTCTTCGTACCATACCACATGCCGACGGTTGTATTGAGCACGGATTGCGAAACAGTCTTTCCCTCGTATGTCAACGCCACACTCTCCATCTCATTGTCGAAATCGGCTACAATGGCCGACTCACCGTCAAAGCCCCATTTGGCCCAGATGGCGGCCGGACTGAACGCGCTCCATACACCGTCCTTCTTAGTTCGGCAACAAGCCCACTCGTATGGCAGGCTCTCGCTCACCCCTATCGGGTCATCATGCCAGCCGGACGGCACATAGTCATCCACCTGCGAAGTGGCTGGCGTAGGAGGCGTCACATTCTCTGTCGTATGCTTGAATATCCACTCATAATCCCTACCGTCACGCCCGTCCTGGCCGTTCTCCACCAGCAGCTCATATTCAGCGGTATTCAGGTCTCCGGTAATGGTATATCCGTAGCTCTTTCCACCGTTCTGGGTCTGCAGGATACGGCGCCCCTCATTGGTCGTCTGAGTCCACATCGGAGGATTGTCGGTACCATCAGGAGCGACACATAAAAACACACGTCCGGCCATCTTGGTAATACCCATGTAAGGTATATGCTTTCCGGTTTCCCATTCACCGCAATTGGTAATGCTTGTACCGTCTGCACCCTTGCTGCCAGTCACACAGATGGCGTTCGTTGTGGTACTTGTACCATCAGTAAAGACTATCCTTGTCCGGGTCCAGATATACCATCCGTTTTTCCATGCCGGAGAGGTAGTCTGCCACTTGCCTCCGGTTGTGGTGGCCGATGAAGAGGAGAGGTAGTATTCTTCGGTAATGGACCTGATGCCCTTGCCGTCAGCTCCCTGCCCACCACTGATACAAGCCGCTTGTGTGTATTTGACTTCGCCATCAGAATAGACAATCTTCGTCCGCGACCAGATATATTTGCCGGCTTCCCATTCTGGGGAGGTAGTCTGCCAACCGTCCACCGGGGCAATGACATTCGACACCGATATCGCGTATTCCACATCGGTAGACTTGATACCCTTGCCGCTTTCTCCCTTGGCCGCGTATTTCAACCAATCAGCATTGCCGTCTGCCGGTTCTGTAGTCGAACCTTTCTCATTGACACATATCCAGGAGCTGCCGTTATGCGTCACCTCATCGTAATAGGCATGCTTCTCATCTCTTTTCCACGTCCCCTTGAACAGTGGTACCCGAAACGCCTCGCCGGTGATGTCATCCACCTGGAATATCTTGCCGGACATGATGACGTGGCGAAAAACAGCCGAGTAGTTGTCGGCCGGAATGCCATGTACGGTACGGCCTTTCTTTTTGCCAATCCACGACATCTCTTGTGCCGGCTCGACATCCCAGGTATTGGCGTGGTCAAAGAAAGTGATGCAGTTGTTGCCGTTAACCGTATCAATCAGGATGTACGTCTGCCGTTCCGGGTCTGTAAAGTTACCCGTCTGGGCGAGTACCATCGCATCCCCCGGCTTCCAGTCAGTACCCGGCTTCGGCGTCATGACGAATGTCTTGGCTGTATAGTCTGCGGAAGTCACCCGGAATTTCATCTCCTCGAAACCCTGCAGCTTGCCTTCGGCGTTCTTGGTGACGAAGTAAGTAGTAAGTATATCATCCACAAACTGGCTCAGCCCGTCGGCATCCGTCAAATCCGGAGTTATGGTGTAGCTGCCGTCGCCGTTGTCGCTCCACTCCTTGACCGTACACCCGCCTCCGGGAGAGGCGCACATCCTGCCTTTGAAATAGGTCACACGGTTATAGGCAATCTCCGGAACAAACAGACGCTTGCGGAATATGCCTTCCTCCATCTCGAGAATGCCGTTCTTGTCGATGCACCCTCCGGAAATACCGGTGATGAACTCGCCGAACTTGACCCAATCTCCGAAGGTCATGGGGAAGGGAGTGCCATCAGCTCGGTCTTTCCTCAGAAAAATCTTCTCCAATTCTTCAGGGGAGTATTTGGATAACAGATTCAAGATTCCGACCAGCGTGCGGCCAACCCGTTCCGCCGTATTCTCATTCTCCTGGGTAGCGTACCGTACCTGTAGGGCAAGTTCCTTGAGTATGTCAATCGTATCTGCCATATTATGAAACAAATGCCTTCCGGCAGTTCAAAGCTTTATAAGGTTCTGCCATACTAACAGCTGCAACTACACCGTAGAGCTGGTTATCATTGTTCACCACATAATCCGCTTCCACCTCTTCGAGTGAAAAGGCAAGCCATTGGCGGTTCTTCCGTTTGTCTTCGAGTACCCGGTTGAGCAGCTCATCAAGAATACGTTCGCACTTGTCAAGGGCAGCCTCTATCTGCTCATAGTCGGAGGTGTCGGACACATGTTCCACAATGAAGAGCAGGTAATCGCGGTCTTTTCGGTATGCACCCGGATTACCACCGTAACTGAATCCTGAGCCACGGTCCACAATCACTGCCGGATAGTGGAGTACGCTGTCCAGTGCCGTATGCTTCTCCCGTTCTGATGAGAGGAAGTGTACTTCATCATTCTCCTTGTGTCGTATATCGACATGCCTTTCAGCCAGCTTCTCTATGTATTCCGAAAAAGTCATTTCTTCTGTTTTTGAGCGTCACGGATTCTTTTATTCAATATACGGAATGCCGTTGCCACCGGCATCGCCTGGTATTTCTCCATCACCGCCACATCGTCACCGACAAAGGCGTCGAAGATGTCGAGCCAGTTGACAGACGGTGCTGTTGGTCTTTTCCGATTTTCCTCCGGTTCCGGTTCATCATCCAACGGAAAGAGGAAAGGAAAAGCCTTTGAAAGCCACCTCTTGACAAAAACGTAGTTCAGGAATACGGCATACTTGACGTGCCTGTCAATTTTTGCCACCTTCATTATCCGTTTTTGCAGTATCAGCGGTTTCTGCCTGCTAAATAAGCCGTTTTTCCCACCCGACGGTAGGACAATATATTCGTTGTCTTTCAAATAGAGCATTGATACGAAAGTGTCCAGTGAGGCATCCTTGCCGTCACGGACATATCGGTTGAAAGCAGTGTCCACGTGCATGAAGTGTTCGAAACACATCCCTTTCAGGCGTTCCCCCGGCGCTTTCAGCCCGGAGACGGCAGGAAGGATAAAGCGGTCCATCCGGACACGGCAGTCACTGATGAACTCCACCAGTTCGCTCAGCTTATAACTGTAATAGGTGTCGGAACCGGCCCCGGACGGCAGGGAATAGAACTCCTTCAGGAAGGAGGGTTCGTCCATTTCCTGAAGATAAAGCCGCGAGACGAGCAGGAACTGTGCCGGTGTCAGCTCCTCCCATTTCTGGGGTACCCGGCGGATTATCTCATGGCGGATTCCGAATCTACGGTATGCAATGCGAAGCTCCCTCATGTCCAGAATGTGCGTTTATGGTCATTGTCCCGGTCGTATATCTGCCTGGGATCACCCTCATAGAAGTTCTCAAAACAGTTCCGTACCGTACGCAGCAGCACGGTCATGTACATGTCTGCATCCGCTTTCAGATTCTGAATTTGTACGGCGATACGCTCCGCATCGACGGGTCTCTTCTCCTCATTGCCCTTCTCACCCGGCTGTACAGTGGTGAAGTACAGCCCCCGGTCCGTGACGCTACCCGTCTCCATCAGCAGCCGTCTGACCGCCATTGCCACAATGTAGCGGGAGCAGGCAAGGCGCAACCGCTCCACGCTCTTCCGGGCTTCTTCGTCTTCAGGGGGATTTACCAGTCCGTCAATCAGATGCTCATACAGCTTGTCACCGATGGCCGGCTGAAGGAGCATCTCCTCGGCAAACTTCAGGTGCGGCTGCAGGCGAAGGAAAACAATCCGGCTGCCATTGATAAAACAGACGTCATTGACATCCGCGGTACTGCGGACAATGGCCGATTTACGGTCTTGATAGGCCTGGGAGGATGCGAACTCCGGATATTCGGCTATATGGGCATACAGAAATTCAAGCAGCTCGTCGAGCGCATTGAACCCCTTGTTGCGTAACGATGCCCGCAGGTTATCTTCCTGGTACTTGTACACCTGCTGGAATGATTCGCCGTTGTCGGATTTCTGACGTTGGAAGCCCGCATCGGTGATACGCATGCTGATTTCATCGAAATCGTTCCAGAACGCCAGGTTCGCGTTCGCGCGTTTGCAGATCTCCAGCAGGCGGCTGTCCAGCTTCTCCCGTTCGGTTGCCCCTTCGGTATTCTGTTCCAATACATCCGGATTTGGACCGAATTCGTATATCTCGACTACTTCGCCTGCCATCGCATCGCCCAATAACGGTACGAGGTATTGTCGGAAAGCATTCCGGAGCGGTGCCTCCATCATGTCAAAGGAGATGGCGGTGTTCACCTTCATCACCGCTTTCAGCTCCTTACCGTTGTTCCATTTTTTTGCACTGAATATCATTAGCTCAATGTTTTTTTGGTACCGCTGCCGGTATCGAGGGTTACTAAAACGGTATTGCGGAAACGCAGCTCGCATTCCGGCATGCCGTTCATTTTGATGTAGAGTTCAATCGGATCCAGGATGTTCTGCCGGTCAATCCATGCGTTGGCAATGTTCACAAGGAACGCCTCACGGATATTGGAACCGCCCTGGTTGCCGGCATAGGTGCCACCGGGCATACCTGCACCGAGCACATTCGGGTTCACCATCAGAGCAAACAGTATCTCGGAGTTGGCGGCCGCCGACACCGGAAGATTGTCACTGCCCTGGTATTTGTTCTCCAGCGGCTTGATTTTCCATTCCTCCTCAATCCTGCCGTTCATCTCGTTCACGGCATAATGCGAGAAGATGGGCTTCTCCGCATTGTCCGGTCCGCAAAGGTTCTGCTCCACAGAATCCATGTACTTCTGTATGGCCGCCTCACGTTCCTTGGCAGAATAGTCCTTGGACGGGTATTTCTTCTCCCAGTAGGAATACGGTATCTGTACATGCCACTTCCAGGTTATCTGGTTCTTGTAGGCTTTCTTGAGGAAATGGGGGATAAGATGGGCTATCTCCACCCATCCACAAACGTAGGCGGGCCACCAGATGGGCATGCCGTAAAGGTCGTCGTTGCTCCAGCTGTCGCGTACCGGCATGATGAAACCGTCCTTCACCTTTCCGGCAAACTTCAACACCTCGGCGTGCATCTGCGGGTCGTATTCGGAGAGGACATCCAGCCTGGTGTATTGTCCCTTGTCCGGACGCTGCGGCCAATATCCGGAAACGATGCACTTGCAGGCACCGTATTCGTCCACTTCGGAATAACGGCGGTAAAGCGCATTGACCGGATTGACCCCTGCAAAAGAATTGCCGGCAGCCGACGGCACAAACTGGACGGCACCGTTACCGAATTTCAAGTAATCCCGAAGCACCTTCTCCATGTAGCGCCTCACATTTCGGGAAGCAATAAAAGTCTGTACCCGGCTATCGGTAACGGGCTTCAGTATCTCGTTACCATCATTGTCGTAACCGTTCACCGTACAAGGATATATGCCTTGCCCAAGTGTCAGGTTACGAAGAAACTTCAGGCCCGTATTGAGCACGCTGGTGTTTCCTATCTCTTCAGCCGCCTTCTGGGGGAAATCATTCTCATCTCCCCATGGACGTACCTTCACTCCGTCGATGTCTATATAGGAAACATTCGACAAGTCATATGGCGCCAGGATTCGGGTACGCTCCTTCATTTCGTTTTGGGGTGTCCCCGTCGTTTCGCCGAATATGTACGTGGACTGCATCAGCAGGGGAATGCCGCTTGAATTAAACAATATGTTCATCAGAATATTATTTTCTTTTTGTTATACTCCAGTATCAGGTCAATATCCACAGGGTAGGGGTGTCCTTCCGGATTTCCCTTGCAGTCGCAGGGCTGCACGCCCCGGAGCTGGTATTCCTTCATGTTCATGCGTCCTGCACCGCAGGCGTAGGCCTGGGGCATGAAATAGACCTTGCCTTCCTTACTGACGAACTTTATCGAAAAGATGCGCCGGCGTCCGCGTTCGTCCGTGCGGATGTCCATGTCGGCCAGAGCCAGGTTTCTGCGTATTGTCTCCATATCGTTATATCATTCAAATGTTCTGTCAAATGTGTAGTCGAATATTCCTCCACCGAACGAGTACCGGTCAAACACCTGGTGCTTTCTGCTTGCCGGGCAGAAGGTGAGGTTCACGTTCACCCGCTGGTTTCCCATCTTGGTATGGGTGAAGTCGATGTCCGTGATGATGATCTCCATCGGAAGCGATGGCGTGTCATACCATCGCTGTACCGGAGAAGTCAGCATGTCCACCAATGCCTTGTATTTGTTTTCGTCCAGATAGCCGGTATTGACAGTGCGTAAATCGTTGAAGAAAGGGCTGAACCTCCGTTTCTGTTTCGTCAGGTCTGCAATATCCCCCTCCAGTTCCGGACTGTACTGTACCAGTCCGGAAAATGAAATCGATTCCGGGAGTCCGAACACGTTATAGTAGAGGAACTGGTGCATTTCCCGGTGGTTCTGCCGGTCAAGGACATACCTTACAAGGTCTGTCAATGTACCGTTGGTGATGCGTGCGTCATACGATATGATATTGTCGCATTGGACGCCTGAGAGCCGGCTTATCTTTACCGGACTCATGTTATATGCCGTCATGCGGTCTGTGCCGGACAGTTCGAGCTTTATGGTTTTCTTGATGCTGGAGCCGGACTCCATGTATATGATGTCTATAAATACCTCTGTCCTGGCCGAGACGAAAAAGGAGAGATAGTCAATGCTGTTCTGCCTGATATGCTTGATTTTATATCGGGAGTAGAAGATAAAGTCCGTCTGCGGGTCGAAAGACACATGATACCTTGAGTAAAATACATGCAGGGTATAGTTTTCGGTGGACTCGCTGTCCGAGAGTTCCAGCCGTACCTCCATGGGCGGCAAGGCCACACGGTCATCCCCACCGTTGAGCTCAGGACGTACAAAATACTCATTGATAATGTCTCCGGGGGCGCAAATGATGACTGTGTTGCTGTGGTCCGGATAATAAATTTCGGACAGTGCCTCCTGCCCGTCAACCTCTATCTTGAGGCTCAGTTTGTCATGCACGTCCGCAATGCGGATGTCCTGCATGTCAGAGGAAAACACATATGAGTCATTTACAAGATTTGTCACCATCTCCATAAGTCTTTAGATACTCCCAACACCAGCGACCTGTTGTACAAGTCATAGCCCGCCCTGAACTCCCAGGACTTACGCCGGTACCCTGCGGACAGTACACATCCGTAACGTCCCGCATCCATTCCCACCACCAGCGCGTTGTTGTATACGACCGGTTGCCGGTAGTCCACCACTACCGTGCGGTCAAGTAATGAATTGTGGGATATGACGTCGGTCAGCTCCACTTTCAGGTAAGGGCGTTCAATAATTGTATCAAGATAATGCTTCTCCGAGAAATAGTCGGCCAGTATAGCCGCCGTATCCACTTCTGTGGGTACCTCACGGACAATCACCTCCGGTTCCGGAATGGCAGGGCGTATTGTGTCATGCCTGACTACCGTTTCCGGTACGCGGACAATGCTCCGTTTCCGGGAACCCAGCCAGTGGCCGGCCCAGCCGGAGAGAAATGCGATAACCGCACAAAGCAACATATGGCTAACCTTCCGTCTCATCGGCCTTTTTTCTGAATTTATCCGTGACTGTCACCCACAATGTTCCCACCTGCTTGATCAGCGCGTCTTTCGGCTTGCCGTCGATGACCGCCAGGTTCTCCAGTATGCTTGTCACGTGCTCGACGCAGAACCAGGTCATGACGAACACCTTGACAATGGAGAAGAACAGGGTGGCCAGCAGCATGATAAAGCTTTCTTCCGCTCCGGCCTTGCTCTCCAGATAGAACGAGTGGGTGATATAGATGATGGTCAGCCAGATACACAGCTTGATGATGCAGCGTGAGAAACGGAAGCTCTCGAATCCTATTCCCTGGACCTTGCTTGCCCGGATGCCCGTCCACATCTCGGAGACAATGGCAACGAGCATGGCCATGGCCAGGAACGGTGTAATGCCTATCCATTCGCTGACTACGGCAGTGATGGCGCTGAAGGAGATGGCCGGAAATTGCAGGTTGTACTTGAAGCTCGGAGCCACCGAAAGAAAGAACTCCTTCGGTGAATCATACCCATAGGTGGCGACGAATCTTGTGAAAAAGCGTATCATATCTCTTTTTTTGTCACAAAGATAGAAGCCAACCATCTGCTCTCATAGGACAAAAAAAGCCCCTCCGTGGTTGAAGGAACGGCAACACGACCAGTCATTCCGCTTTTCGGGCCCCATTCCGTTTGCGAGCGTGCGAGCAAACGGAATGGGTGCGCCCTGCACCCGTTTCCTACAAAAGTCCTTCATCACTGAAACTGTAATAAGTGTCACCTGCTATTATTATATGGTCCATCAGGTGTATATCCAACAATTCAGCCGCTTTTCTTAACCTTTCCGTAATCTGTTTATCGTTTCCGCTCGGATGATTATTACCGCTCGGATGATTATGCGCGGCCACAAATTGCGTTGCTCCCGTCTCCACCAATACACGCACGACCAGTCTGACATCTACAACAGTCTGATTGATGCCACCGACAGAAACACGTACTTTCTTAATGAGACGGGAAGCATTATTCAGAGCCAACACCCAAAATTCCTCATTCGGCAAATCCCACAAAAAAGGCTGCATAAGTGCGCATATATCCAGGCTGCAACGCATATCATCCTGCCCCCTATACCTGCTTTGCAGACGTTTGTATAATTCAATGGCGGCTACAGCCACCTTTTTGCGGCCGGGCGTCAATGAAGAAAACAAGCTGCTCAAGTCATATTCCCCGTCATTCTGTTCCGTTTCCGCTACAATTTTCCTATTGTTGGTAATCTCGTACAAAAGTTCACTGTCGCTCATGTAGCGACATGGGCTATCAAATAAAGTATCCATAATATCCGTTTTTTATTAGGTAGCCCACCCGAAAGTGGGCTATTCTGTTTGTTATTCACTGATTAGAAGCTGCTCCAGTTCTTCGATTTTCGACTGTATTTTTTTCTTCATAAACTTTATGAACTCTTCCAGCAAATAACGGTTAGAAATGGTAAAGATGTCGCTATTACTGCCATAGCCCGAAGCGTCCGCAAACCGCAATTTATAGAGGGTCGTTTCAAAAGAGTTATCCTCTTTCAGCTTTCCTGCCGCTTCATCCAGCTTATCCATAGCGTTGATGAATGCGGTACGGTTACGGGAAATCTCTTTCTTCCGTTCCAGCTCGGCCAAACATTTTTCCAGCTCTTTCGTCTTGCGGTTGATTTCCTCCTGCAATTTGGCAGCCTCGTCCTTTTTAGGGGTCTTCCCCTTACCCTTGGGGGTATCGGGCTTTTCCGCTTTCTCTTGTTGCTGTTGGGGCTGCTTTCCCTGCTTGCCTGCCTCTTTCATGGTTTCTACTGCCTTAGTTACTTCCTGACCGATTGTTTTTACTTCTTTTTCCATTGTTGTAAATTTTAAAAAGTTAATAATTAATGATTTATAAATAGTGGTTAACCTACTTCTCTAACTTGTGCACCTGGCTTTCGGCAAAGAGATAGCATAAGGGGAAAAAGTCCTCTTTCGCTTCCTCTTCCCGGCCTTGTTTTTTCAGTTCCTCAATGCGCTGCTTTTCCGCTTTCGATGTGATGGGCATTCCCCATATAAGCAGGGCTTTTTCTCCTTTGCGAACGGTGTAGCCCGCCTCTTTCCACTCCTTGAAAGTCTTTAGGTTGGTATATCCTTTGCAGGCGTAGTGAAACCGTAACAGACCGTTTACCGTGTCATCCTCATTGCCCATGTATTCGCCCATCTCCCTACGGGCAACCAAAGACTGCGACAATGTTTTTAACTGCTGCCTTTTCAGCAAACGTGCTTCACGTTCTTTCTTTTCGTCTCTTTCCTTTTTCATGATTCTATATATTAATATGTTATGTATTAAAATATTACGCCTCTATAATCACATAATCCTCCACCGTCTGAAAGTACGGGTCAGCCGTTGAAAGCAATTCCCACTTCTTCCCGTTCATATCCCGAAAAAGAATGCTCAACTCCCTAATCCCGTCAAATTTCTTTAAAATTCTGTACCCTTTGAAATACTTGTTCAAGACCTCGATAGCCTGTTTGTAAGTGAATGTTTTCATAATGCTGCAATTTTTATGTTGAACCTTGAGCTTCCGGGTGTGAGCCTTTTCAAATTTGGCTGTTTCCCTGATAGGAGCTTTTTTTTTCTGCGTCGCCTGTCGCTACGCGGTATGTTTCGCCTTTTTTACGCTGCATCAAAAGGTGTTGTAAGGAGCAAGAGCAAGTTTTTCAGAAAACCGGAACGGCCTGAATACTACCCGAAGGGTGGAGATTTTTTCGGAAATGCCAGCCCGAACTTGAGCCAGTGACGTCAACATTTACCTTTGCAGCACAAAAAAGCGAAATTGCGTGGTGATAGGGGACAGAAATGAAGGGCGACAATCAGAAAAGGAAACAGCCTGAAAATACATAGTTGAAGACTATACCGCTCTACGGTCTCTACCTTAGCTATTGAAACGGAAAAGACCGGGTCTACCTGCATGGATGCGGACAAACGCAAGTAGCTGCCGCTACTTACCGCTGAGACGC